TCCCTGCCTTCTTGCAAATGATACCCTGGCTAGAACCCACGTTTGAAGAGACAGTTGAAAGGCCTGAGTTCCAGGGCTCTGTTTCCTCACTGCTATCCGCCATAGAGTCCTTACAGGTGAGTAAAGGTGCTAGAACTTACTTGTGCAGGCCTGCACCCAGTCACTCAATTGCCCTCGAGTCAATGCCCAGAAGGAACTCCTTCCGCCAGTATGCAGTCTCACAAGGGCAAGCAGACCCTCAAGAGAGGAGAGAGGGGGCCATTGACCAGCTAAGGAAGATTGGGAGACTTGTGATCCTCATGCAGGCCTCAGACAGGAAGGAACACAAGGTTCGGCTTGCTGGCAAGTGCGCAGAGATCATGATGACTCCATTGCCAGACCCAGATTGGGGCAGGAAGGATTTCCAGAATGTCATGCTCTCTGCATCAAAGATCATCCGGAGCAGCGGCTTTGTTGACCCATTCCTAGTCATTGAACATCTGAAGGAGACCCGAGATGCATTCTGGGTTGTCCCTCAAAGGTTCGCCGTGAACGGAAATAGAATGGGGCACGGGGAATCCTATCAGTACACCATCTCAAATGGCTGGGTGAGGACTGTGCTAGAAGGAGAGAAGATTGTGAAAATTGAGAGAGAGCGTGGGAAAGGTGACGGGCTCCAGAAAGCCTCACAAGTGAATGAGTCCCTTCAGACTAAGCTAGCAGAGAACTTGATAGGGCTCCTCCCTCACGTTGTGGCAACTCCTCATGCTTTTAGAATTGGCTTGACCTCTTGTGAGAGAACAGAGAACCTCAGAGCCACCGTCAAGAGGAGGAAAAGAATCACGCAGGTTATAGATGGGGTCGAGTACACAAGGCTGAGAACCATGTGGGGGCCAAAAATTCCCTTTTCGACAATGTACCGAGAGGGCATCTCATCCCCTGTGGGCTCCCAAGATCTCCTCTCAAAATGGGCAAACTCAGAGCCAATCTTCCTTCAAGACTTCTTATCAGAGGTGAATGATGGAGGGAATGGCTTAGCTTGCAAGCAGCTGATCATGAATTCTGTCATGCCAAAGCTGAAGAACAAGTTGTTGGAGCCCCTCCCAAACCTTGTTGACAATGAGATATATGACGAGGAGCTGGTAATGTCAATGCTAGAGCTGACGAGCGGGGATGAGGATTCAGACACATCGATTGGCTCACTGGCAGATTACTACAGTGCGGATCCTATTGGTGGCTTTGGAATGGATGACTGGGATGAGGGCATTCCAGCAGAGGAAGGGGGTAGCTACGGGATTGACACTCAAATGTCTTTGATCATGAACGTGATCCTGAGAAGGGTCAAGGAAGAGAGATGGTGGACCCTCAAGGGATTCGAGCAGGAGATTCTGACATTAAGAGCTGTGATAGAC